TGGTCAACACGCTTCAGCGTAATGTTGGTGACACCTTCCTGGCCATGACGCGCGGTTCCGTCAACGTGGGCACGGTCCCGATTCTGGCGGCTTACTACGGCATTTGCCATCCTGACGTTGCATACGACATTTCTCAGATCACGGGCTTTACGTCCGTTGAGAAGTATGCCGGTCAGGTCTCGGTACTGCCGGGTGAGTTTGGCTTCTATGGCCTTGCTGGAACTGGTATCCGCTTCTGCTCGACCCCGGACGCATCGGTTGATGCTGGCCTTGGTGCTACTGGCGCTGCGGCTGCAACCAAGCGTACGACTTCGGGCGACAATGCGGACCTGTACTCCACTGTTGTCTATGGTCGCCACGCCGTTGGTACGCTTGGTCTGGGCAAAGAAGTCCCGACTGACTCCGCCGATGTGGGCCGTAAGATGGCAGTTGTGGAAATCATCAATAAGCCGTTCGGTAGTGCTGGCACCGCCGATCCGCTTAACGAGTATTCCACGATGGGCTGGAAGTCCTGGTGTGCAGCCAAAGTGCTCAACACCAACTGGATTCGGTCGATCCGCTCTGCGGCTACGTCCCTGTCCTAGTAGACTGAGAGGGGAAGGTTCGCCTTCCCCTCTTTTCCTTCATTCTGACTGAACTATTCGCATAAGGATCAAACCGCAAAATGCCTGAAGTCATGCAGCAGCCGGAAGACCCGGACCAGATTTCCCGCAAAGCAGGAAAAGACTTGTATGGAACTTCGGTGGGGATGTTGCGAAGGGTTGAGTTGTGGCGTCTTGGCAATGCGTGGGGATTCAAATTTCCGGTTGGCGCATCCAAAGACTACATGCTGCCGTTTTTTATGCAGCTAGAGTCTGAAGGGAAGAACCCCTTCGTTCCGCCTAACGGCCAACGCTTGGATGATATTGCCCGCTCACGCGAAGTGGAGCATAGCGGCGACACAAAAGCGGAGGATGACTCCAAGGAACGCGCAGAGATGGAAGCGGAAGCTGTTGCGCCCATTACGCCATCTCCTGATGTGATCCAGCCGCGTGAGAAGACAGACTTTGAAGTGTCGCTTGAAAAGGCGACGATGCAGAAGGTACGCGCTCTTTGCAAATTGCGGGACATCCCATACAGCACACGCGATAAGAAGATCGCGCTGATCGACCGCATTATGGAGAACATTGGGGGCAGCTTTGTCAAAGACTCTACTAGAGGGCGTTAATGAGATACTGAACCGCACCAGCATTACGAGTGCTAACGGCGAAGTCTCTAGTCTCTCCAATGCAGGTAAACAGGTCTATATTGATACTATCGTCCAGATTTGGAACGAAACAATTGACTTGTGCTGCAACCAAATGGGCATCCCCAAGGTTGGCGAGACTGGTAGCTCTACTCTCACGCTTGTTACCGATACGCGTGAGTATGACATGCCGTCAGACTTGGTGCAGCTACGATTTCCACTGATTGACTACACAAACGGCCACTACATTTGGGAGTGGCCCGGTGGTTATCAGGCCATGCGCATTGCGCAGTTCACCCCTTCTGACTGGACTGGCCTGCCGTATGCCGCCGCCATCAATCCCACTACAAACAAATTGCGCCTTGACCGCACACCAACGTCTGCTGAGAACGGCAACGCCTATGACCTTCTCTACGACAAAGACTTGGCCATGACAGTAGCCGCTGATGTATTTCCGTTTTCTGACGCAGCGTTCCGCGCGACAGTGCCGGTTGTGGCTGAAGTGTTTGAGCGGCGAAACCGTAATGACTTTGACGAAAAAGAGTATCGCGAAAATCTCTCGCGCGCCTTGTCCTTCATGAACAAGGTGAATAGGAGAGAGCATTGGTAGGTCGCATAGCGCCAAAAACTACCGTCCAGCAAAACGAGTCTGAAGCTAGGCTAAGGTTTGGTGGCGGTATCAATACTCGCGCGTCTAGCGACGAGATTAATCCGCGCGAGTGCGCGGCGGAGTCCAAGAATTTTGATCTGGACCTTGGTAACACCCAGTGGCGTCCACGCAAACCTTACAACGCTGTGGCCACAGCCCCAAATGCGGCTCGCATCAACGGCTTCGCGCAATTGATTACCACAGGCAGTGCAGTCTCTACACTTATCCAGGCTGGCACTTCTGTTTACTCTGCACCAAGCTGGGACACAGACGATTGGACTGTTGTTGGTACAGTAAGCAGTGCTGCCAGACTGCGCGGACCACGCCATCATGTTTGGAATCTTGATGATGTTGTTCTGATTAGCGACCTGGGTGGCGTAGAAGAAGTTTATCAATGGGACGCCACCACTTTTGAGCCAGTGTACCACAACTTGACTGGCCCGTTTATGGCCAAATACATTTTTGTGGACAATGAGCGGGCCTTTTACGGCAACGTATCCTCCAATGGCACAGCCACTCCGCACGTTGTGGTCGCTTCGGCGCAGGGCGACTATGTGACTCTTTCTACAGGAAGCCGCCCCTCCAGTGGAGCAACCGCATCAGACGCGTGGTTTCTTCCTACCCCCGATTTGAAGCCGATAAACGGCATGACTGGCGCATTCGGCCTGATGGTTATGTCCACTTTGAATGGCCAGATTCATCAGCTTACCGGCACAGACAAAACTGACTATGCGCTAGAATCTCTTTTCTTTGACTCATACGCAGACGGCACGGAGTCGATGGTCAACATCGGCAATGACATTGTTTTTGGCCGTCCGGGCCGGATTGAAAGTCTGGCTGGCACCGATGCGTATGGCGATGTCGAAACCAACGATATGTCGATTAAGGTGTCTGACTCTATTGGCAGTTATATTGGATGGACATTGGCCTATAGCTCCCGCCACCAGCGCATTTACTGCCATCCCAGTACCGAATCAGAGCTTTGGGTGTTCCACAAGCCATTGGCTGACACTGATCTTTCGCCCTGGATGAAGTGGACTACCGCACATTCTATGGGCTTCAACCCCACGACAATGTGGACAATGCTCGATCCAAACACTGGCCTTGAGCACGTTTATTGCGGCGATTCCACGGGCGGGATTTACAGGCTTGAAGGCTCCGGCACAGCGGGAGATGCCGGTACAACTGACATTGACTCTGTTCGTGTGTCGAAACTAGAAAGTGCCCCTGGTCATGCACAGATCTATGATTGCCAAGGTGCTGTGAAGTTTAGGCCAAGAACAGGCCTCACCACTACTATGGAACTGACCATGTACTGGCAAGGTGAGAGTGTTTATGATACAACAATTAGTTTAGAATTACCGTCTGCTGAGAGTGGTGCTGCTTTTGGCGGGGGTAGTTACTTTGGAGGCAGTAAGGTTTATGGAAACCACTTTGCAGGAAGACTCGCAAGAGAGCGCTTCGGTATCGCAGGACAAGCCAACGATTTCCAAGTTTATGTCAAAATCACCGGAACGGAAGACTTCGAAATTAACGAAGTCTACTTCGGCTTCACAGCGGCAGGATAAAAAGGACAAGCGCCCCGCCCCACGCCGCACGCGGCTTTTCAAAAACCGCCGCGTATCAATGAGGCCGATGGATGCGGATGACATGAAATACGTCTACGCAGCCTGGAAGTTAGGAGAAACACCGCTAGATGCAATCATTGCGGAGTCTCCAGAAGAATTTACGGCCCAATTTGGAGAGCACATTGCCCTTCGTTATGGCCACGCCTTTACGATGCTTGCCGCGCCACCTGGACGAGACTTTATGCCGGTAGGAGTTGTCTTTGGAATTACGCCGTTTTTTGGCAAGCCAGTGATGTGGTTAGGGGATTTTATTTGGTTCCCGTGGGCTTCTAAGAGGAACAAAATAGAAACAGGCGTTCACCTGTTTAATCAGATGCGAAAGGAAGTGACCGTATTTGGATTTGCCGAGCCAGAAAGCATCTCGTATTTCGAGCACATCTGCCGATACGGAGTCATGCGCAGAGCGGGCACTGTTTTTGACATGACACAAGACGGGCCAATGGCAATTTTTCAGACGCGGAAACCTTATGTTGGGGGCTAGGCTATGACCAGTATTTTTGGCAGCACTGCTGATGACTACCAAAGGCAGCAGGGTAAGTTTGTAAGCGGGGCTATCAATCGCTCCAACAGCCTCATTGACTCCAGCAAAGCCACAGACTGGCTGACCAAAGCACAGAAAGACCTGAGTACGGCAGGTCTTGGCAAGCAGAGCGGCACTGGCCCCGGATTCAACTTTGGCATTAACAATGGCAAGCTGAATCTTGACCGCACGGGCGAGACTCAGGGCTATATGGATGCCCTGCTTCAGGGGCGGAATAGCACTGATTCAAACTATGGCGCCTTGCTTAGCCGACTGGGTTTTGGCGAGGGCGGTCCTTTTAGCCAATTAGCCTCCGAGCGTGACAAGGCGCTAGAACTGGCGAAGAAAAAGTCTGTTGGCGACTTGCGGTCCCAGTTAGCCAAGCGCCGTGTGCAGGGCGCTAGTTTTGCCGAAGATCAGGTCAAGGGCGTTGAGGCTGAGTATGATCGCCAGCGTGATCTTTCAAGGGCAGAGTCAATTGTGCAGGACTTGCAGATGACTAAAGAAGTCATTAGCGAGCGCACCAACGCCTGGATCAGCAGCCTAACGCAGAGTTTCCAGCAGCTTCAGTTTGAAGGGGCTTCCATGCTCCAGCTTCAGTCCACGATGCAGCAGGGCCTGACCAAACTGGCCGAGCTTCGTACTGGCCTTGCTGAGATGGGGGCAAAGTTGACGCTTGAAGGACAGATGGCGAAGGCTGGTATCTCAGCCAACCTTTCAAACACTCAGGCTGGCTCTTACCCCGGTTTTGCAGAACTTGAATCGCAAGAGAACGCTGGTTACGGTGCAATGATTGGTGGTGTGGCAGGGACGATCCTGGGTGGCCCCATCGGTGGGTCTATCGGCTCCAGCCTCTTCGGTGGAAGTGGAAGCGCGGGAACAAATACCAATCTCAACCCGCAGGCTCCAGCAAATTTGCCGTGGTCTACTGGCTACAGCGGTCCGATGAAGTAGGGGAACAGCAATGGCTTATGGATTTGGCGGCGGTTTTGCCGAGGGTCTTCAAGGCGGAATGCAGACTGCATCCACGATGGAAGACGCTAAGGCTAAACGAGCGATGCTTCAGCAGGAGCAGTCGCAGAGGCTTATCCAAGACACTGTTGCCCAGGTAGACAGTAATTTGGAATCTTTGGCGAAGACTATTGGCTCCATTCGTCAGGACGGCCCCGAAGTTGAAAAGATCAAAAGCACCTACCATCAGGCTTTAACACAAGCCATTGATTCGCTTGCTCAAATTCCTGGCGGTCAAAAGGCTGCGTCTCTTCTAAGCCAGAAAGTCAACACTACCATACAGGGCCTGAAAACTATGTCACAGGCCAATAAAGACGACCTTATGGCTAAGGTCGAAGGTGCTGCTGGTGTCGTGGGTGAACTGCAAAGTAATGCAGTACAGAAAAATACCCAACTCGCCCAAGCCAATCCTGCTGCCCAAGGCACTGTTAATGCTGGTGGTTTTGCCAGTGAGAGATTACCAGGGGCTGACCCCCAAGTGACTGGTGCTCCTAGCGTTCCTGGCGGCGTTGCTCCCAACATGCCCGCTCCTGGCGGCGCTGCACCCGGCGCAGGACCGGCCATGCCCGGCGCTATGGCCGCTACAGGACCGGGAAGCATGGTTCAGCCACCGGCTGGTGTACCGCCACAAGGCGATTTCGGCCATCGCGTCCGGCCCACCCTCTTTGCGGGCGAGGACCAATACTTCCGCGCCAATCCCAATGTCGCGGGAATGGCCGCCGAAGACGGCCAGATCATCCTCAATCCGTATTCGCCGGATGGCGTCAACAAGGACGCCGTCGTCAAGAACGAGGCGTTCCGCCTCGAGCTACGCAAGCGCGGGATCTCACCCAATTTCGAGGTCACCCCGGAACAAGCCCAGGCCTTTGCCGGTACGGAATACGCCAACGACCCCCAGGCCCTCAAGGAAACCATTGCCGCCCGCATCTACAGCGGCGATCAGTCGGCAGGGGCGACAACCCCAGAGCAGCAGGCTTGGGTCCGCAATTTTGGTGTACCGCCACAACAGGCTCAGCCAGCTATGCAAAATGTTGCTCCGCCACAGCCGCAGTTCGATGAGTACGGACTTCCCGTCGAAAGCGGTGGAAGCGGCGAGGGGCAGATGATCCAGATTGGTAACAACCAGCTTACGCCTGCTCAATTCCAGTCAGTGATGAAGATGGCTGGCTTTGAGAATGAAGGCGGCGGTGCTGACCCTGAAATATATAAAACGACCATCAATAAGCTCGTTGATGAACAAGGCGGTCTGGAGAGCACCATTGAGGGTGCAAAAAAGATGCAGAAGCTGGCCAAGGACGGCATCATTAGCGGTCCTGGGTCAGCCGCCAAAGCGCTGGTTATTTGGGGTAAAATGGCTTCAGGCTCAGCCACACAGGAAGAGCGTGACCTTTACAATAGGACCGATCAATACAAAGCTGCCGGTATTGGACTGGCTGCTGCTCGATTGAAGGCTTTTGGCTCCGGTTCTGCCGTGTCGGATCGTGACGTTGAATACGCCCTGTTGCAAGTCGGTGGTAAAACTGACCTGACGCCGGAGGCTATTGCCGCTTTGACTGGAGGCTTGATCCAAGAGTCTCTCAGGAAGATGGCTGGCAATAATAAGACGTTAAAGCAAGTTGGCGGCTCAGCGGGTATGCGAGTGCTACCCATGCCGCTTAGCGGTGATGCGTCTGGAGCACGCCCCGGCTTTATTCCTGATGGCGTCTTCGCGGAAGCCAAGCAGTACCTGTTGGCCAAGGGTGGAAACATCACCCAGGAAGACATCAACGCTGCCGCTGAGATGGTGAAGAGTAAGATGACAGCCGGGCAGTTTGAGAAGGTCAATGAGAAGTTTAGCGGCGCTGAAGCAGGAGAACAAAAGGGGAACGCGCCGTCTACTGAAACGCACAAACAGGTGATTCACGAAGGCAAGAAATACTGGGTGCCGAAATAAATGTTGGACACCGTTACAAGTTTACCCGCAGGCGCTATTCCCGTTGATGACGAGGAAGAGGATTTGCCTGTCGTACAGTCGCTCCCCAAGGGGGCGATACCTGTTGATGCGCCCAACAAGTCAGACCCCAACTCTCCTGACTTTGAGCATGACTTCAGCTTCATCAATATGATGGCCAATGCGCCCGGCTCTGCTCTAGGAGTGCTGACTGACACATACAATATGGTGACTAGCCCAATTGAGACTGGTAAGGCACTGTACAATATGGGTTTTTCCGGGCTGAAAGATGCAGTGCTGGAACGCTATGGGAGTTGGGAGAAGTTTCAGCGCACGCTTGAGCAAGACCCTGCTGGTGTTGCATTGGACCTTGGCTTTGTTGTGAGTCCTGTTGCCGGTGGCGCGAGAACCGCTGCCACTGCGGCAGGCCGTGCCGCTGCTAGTGCTGGTTCTAGGACTGGTGTGAAAGCAGCCCAGCTTGCACAAAAAGGCGCTTCTGCTGTGGAGAAGTTTGGGCAAGGCTTGCAGTCTGCCGATCCTCTCAATGTGGCCTATCAAGGTGCGAAGGGTGTTGGCCAGGGCGTAACCAAAGCCCTTGATCTTACGCTCGGCACATCCACTGGCGCTGGTCCAGGTGCGATGGTTGCTGCTCGCGAAGCGGGTAGAACCGGCGGAGAGGCCCAAAAGGCATTTATGCGTGGCCAGAGATCAATCATTGATGATGCCCCCAACCCGGTTGAGCAGGCTAAGTTTGCCAAGCAAAGCATCTCTGCTGACAACTCCAAGGCGTACATGCGTGACATGACGCCATTTTTCGAAAGCAACAAAGCTATATCGCCGCGCATGGTGGTAAGCGAGTTGCGCGACTTATACGAGTCCTTTCGCAGCCCATCACCGGCAGGAACAAAGGTTCGTATGCCGGAGGAAATCGAAAAGCTGTGGAATAAGCGCCTTGGTGGTGATGTTGGCAAGAAAATCAGGCGCTTCGCAGGAGACCGACAGTTTAATCTGGCTGGCGTTGATGCCTTGCGGGCTGACTTGGATAACTTGCGGTTTGGCAAGTACAAAGAAAAAAGACAAGTCGCATCACTGCTTGGCAAAATGTCCAAACGGCTTCGTGAGATTGGCGAGGAAGCACACCCTGGCTACAGAAATGTGCTTGAGCGCTACAGCAGAGCCAAAGAGATTGTGGACGAACTTGAACGCGCTCTTTCTCTCAAGGCGAGGTCCAGCACCGACACTGCAATTCGCAAGCTGATGCAGGCAACTCGCAAAGACACTTCGCACGCTAACTTTGGATACCGCAACGAGCTAGTCAATCTGTTGGCAGAACGCCAGCCAGGGCTTGTCCATGAGTTAGCCGGGCAACTTCTTAGCCCTGGCTTGCGCAACGCGTTCTTCACACAAACTGCTGGCGCTACCGGGCTTGCTGGTTGGTACACTGGCAACTGGGCACTTCTCGGTACACTCCTGGCATTTTCACCCAAAGTGGTAGGTAAGGCGCAGAATGCGGTTGGTATAGCTCAGCGACCATTCTACAAAGCTGGTCGCGCCGTACACAAGCTGATTGCAGACGCCAATATTGGTCCTGCTGGGCCGCTACCACAATCACGCGCTCAAAAAGCTGCGAAAGCACTAGGTGATAATGCGTCCACTATCCGGCGAGGCGCACAGGAAGTAGCTGTTCAACCCGGTCGCGCTGAAGATGCTGGGTATGCTGCTGAAGATGCTGGGTATGCTTATGACGAAGAGCAGCAGTCAAAGTTAAAAGCCTTGCTAATGTCTCGGAATAAACAGTCTGGCAAGGGCATTGCTCCGTCTGTTATTGATCGTGTTGTACGGCAGATTTCCTCTACTGACCCACAAGAAGTAGAGAAAGGGCTGAGAACACTTGCCAATAATGAGCGCTTGCGCAGTCTCATGTCTGACGAATAGAGGGTTCACTTATGGCTTACACAGAAGTCGCTGTATCTGGCTACAACGCAACGCCACCGCCTGATGACGGCTCGACTGGTTCAGACAACCAAGTCACATGGGCGTCTATCAAGACGAAGTTGGGCGATCCATTAAACACGGCCATTGCATCTATCAATACGAATGCCAGTTCTGAGTTTTCGTCGCAAGGATCGAGATTGGATACTCTGGAAGGGTACAGTGTTACTTCTACGTTGTACGCCCCCACCGGAACCGTCATGCTGTTCCGACAGACCAGCGCTCCAACTGGCTGGACTAAAGACACCACCAACTACAACGACCATGCCCTGCGTGTGACCACTGGCACGCCTAGTGTCTATGCGTCAGGCACGGGGGTCAGCACGCTCTTTCAGGCGTCAGCCTATTCTACTGCTGCGACTACGCTGACAACCAGCCAAATCCCTAGCCATAGCCACAGCTTTTCCGACACTTCATCGACTAACGGAAGCCATACCCACACATACACGCGATACAATCAGCTTAGAGACAATATCCAGGGCGGTGGCGCGTTTGATGATGGCTGGTTCAACACCGCCACCGACACGACATCCTCTGCTGGTAACCACACTCACAGCGTTTCAGGCACGACAGGCACAGCCGGTACTGGCGGCTCGCATACGCATACCGTGGACCTTCGGCTCAACTATGTTGACATCATCTTCGCGACAAAGGACTAGACCATGAAATCTCTGTCCATTCACCGTGACGCAAACACAGTCTATCTGGACGGTCTTGGGAAGACTGTAGACTGTTCCAAGTTAGATTCCAGCATCTCTGTTGTACAGTGGGATGCCAAGAAGGGTACTGGCTGGATCGAGTATGTCCAAGACCACTTTGCTAAACCGCACGAAGGCAAGGCTCACAAGCCTATCAAGGACATTAAGGACTATGAGGCGCTCATTGAGGTGTGGCATGGGGTGATGACCTATGAAGACCTGTCCGAGTGCAAGAAATGCGACTGCGAGATCACCAACGCTGAACTGACTATGGCTGACAGGAAAAGAGATGGCTGGCCCGTAGACCAGCTAGAGGTTGAGCGCGATGCAGCGCAGAAACGGAAGGATGCAGTCATTGCAAAATACAGAAAAGCCAAGGTCAAAGGATAGCGATACCTATTGCCCGCTGTGGCGTAAGCCCCTCTCAAAAGTCTGTCACACTTGCGAGTGGTACATTCAGATGAGGGGTAAAGACCCGCAGAGCGAAACGATGTTAGATCACTGGGGATGCGCCATTCGCTGGATGCCAATTCTTCAGATTGAGAGCACCCAGCAGGCGCGTCAAGCTGGCGCTTCTGCCGACAAGGTGGCAACAGAAGTAGAAAATCTGCATAAGACCATGCAGACCGGAGATGCCCAGTTAGCTAGGCAATTACGTTATACTGCTAACGAGTACAAACAACTGCGGCAAGAGCCAGACGATGTTTAAGCATCATTGCCCAAAGGAAAAGTGTCGTTTCCTTGGTCACTATGATGGACATGACTTGTACGCACATCGCCATGGCAGCGGAAGACTTACTGTCAAGGCTCGACATGGTGATGGATTAAACGACTTTCTCTCCTGGGGAGGGGTTATGCCTCCCAAGGAAGGGCACTTATTGAGAGCGTATAAGTTGGCAAAAGAGCGCGGTCTTGTTCTTGCGGGAGGCCATTAAATGACTCAAGGTGACGGAGTGAGGTTTTGATTGTGCCTTTATCATCAGCGCACAGGGTAGAGCTTGAGACATTAATTGCGGCTGGGGTCCAGCGGGCATTCCGGGATGTTGGCTTGAACCAGGAAGAAGTGTACGAGCTTCGCAAAGACCTGACCTTCTTGCGTGAGTGGCGCACGACCTGTGACACCCTGCGCGTCAAAGGCGCATGGACGATATTTTGGCTTACTTTAACGGGGATAACTGGACTGGTTATACTTGGAGTGAGGACATGGCTAGGCAAATAGTTGGTAAACCAATGTTTACGAGAGACCCGGATACGGTGAAAAGCGTGTATGCTTTTAAGTCAATGGCTCTCATTTCAGCTATCGGTGTATTTGCACTTTGGGTGGTGTTTGGCGTTTGGATAGTTTGGCGTCTGGGACCGGCAGGGTACTCCTTAACGGATGCACAGCTTGATCGGTCGCGTATGTGTGCGGCTATTTTAGAAGCATTGCCTGAGAACGTAAAATGGAATTGTCCGGGGGTCAGAGGGCGTTTACCTGAATAACCGCTGGATGTTCGCGATGAGCTATTGGTGGCTTTATCTATACTTGGGAGCGCTTGGGACGGTGAATGTTCCTGGGCATTTTGACTCAAAAGAGGCCTGCATTGAGCAGGGCAAAGAGATTATCGCAACGTACAAATCATACCACACTGCCTCGGCTGGGTTTTTCTGGTGTGTACCGGGGGGTGCCGATGCCGATGGAAGCTGAGTTGTTTCGGGTCAAGAAAGACTGGAAGTATATCCTTCGCAATGCGTGGTCAAGCCGCCTGATTATGTTGGCCGGGGCTCTGACCGGATTACAATTCATCCTGACCGCCGCATGGGAGATGGGGCTTATCGCTATGCGCCCGTGGTACTACCCAATCGTTATGGGTATCCTTATGGGTGCAACCCTAGTAGCGCGCATTTTGGCGCAGAAAGGATTCAAGGATTAGCCATGTCTATGTCACGCATAGAAAAGAGTGTAGTGGTTGCGGCCCTGGCCGTGGGCCTCGTTGGTGTCTTTGAAGGTCTGCGCACCCATGCTTACCGTGATCCCATTGGTATTCCGACTGTCTGCTATGGCGAGACAAGAGGGGTCAAGATGGGTGACGCATACACTAAAGAGCAGTGCGATGTGATGCTTGGCAATGCCTTAGTGGATTTTGAGTTGAGGATGCGCAAATGCCTGACTGCCCCAGACCGCATCCCAGACAAGAGTTATGTTGCATTCTTGTCACTTGCCTATAATATAGGCGTTGGGGGATTTTGTAAGTCCAGTATTGCGCGGTATGCTAATAGATACGCTAGCACGGGAAACCTGAGAGACTTGACAGAGGCATGTAATCGGCTTCGTCTATACAATAAAGCTGGTGGCAGAGTGTTGAATGGTCTTGTCCGTCGCCGCAATGAAGAGCGCAAGCTCTGTCTTGAGGGTGTTAGGGAAAAAATCGTAACCGGATTGGTGGAAGGCGATGCTAGGTCTACTGAGTGACATTAAGCATTTCTTTGGGTTGATATTTCAATTAGGGGATTGGCTTCTCCTGGGCGCGGCCTTGGCGTTTGCCGGAGCCATGTTCCATCGTTGGGTAGGATATGCGGGTGTGGCCGTAGGTGGGTCTATCATTATGTTCTTGGCTATCACGGGTAGTTGGCTTGGTGACGATAGCGATAAAGTAAAGCGCCTTGAGGCAGAACTAGAAGCCAAGAAGGCTGAGTTAGCCATCACACAGGCCACCAATTCCCAGCTTACAGATGATCTGGAAGCGGAAGCCGAGGCGGCAGAAATTAACGCTGGCATCGCTGCAAATCTCAAGCAAATCATTGACACACTACCGGACAATCCTGAGTGTGGGGTTGGTGAGGAGTTTACCGATGAACTCAATAAGCTACAATAAGCTGTGGCTTCTTCCTGTTTTGTTCCTGACTCTCACGGCTGGTCAGTGTGAACAGAAGAATGCTCGATTTGTACTGGACCGTATGCCTGACCACTATCGTCAGTGCGCGGCAAAAGTTGTGGTCATTCCTAGCGGGCCGCTTACCCAGAAGCAGCTTCTTGAGTTGCTGGTCGAGTTAAAGAAGGCTTACAACGGCAAAGACCGGTGCCTCAAGGGGGCCATTGCGTGGTCGGACGCTCAGGTTGATGCGTTCAATCGTTACTACGGAGAGTGACTGTGACTAGGGCAAATACCGAACGCATTTAACGGGGGATATATTATGGTGCCCATGCCTGCGGCTGTAGTGTTGATTGTCTGTAAAACGGTTATTGCCGGTCCAGACGATCAAAATTCTCAATACACAGGGTACGAAAACAGAGAGTGGGCGACTGAACACTCTATGATGATCTGTCGCCGACAAGAGGTCCAGCTATACGATCAGGCGGAATCAATGGGCGCAGCAGCACAACCGTTCAATCTTCAGCGGTGCCAAAGATCAGGTATTATGCTGGGGGCCGAATGGGATGCTGGGCATCGTGGCTCAAAGTACCGCTTTTGGCGCGTGGCGTGTCCTGTGCCCATTGTTGATACCAGGACGGGCGACATCATAGCGTGGAAAATGCCCGAATGCCCTGCCCCAAGCACAGTAGTCTGTGAAGTAGATACCGCAATATGAGTGTTCCTGGCCCACCCCTCAAGGTGTTGCGTGAAGTTAAGGCCATGGTGGATTCCACCAGCCCAACTATCACAGCCAAAGAACTCAATATCGCTCGTTCAACCTTAACAGGCTGGCTGAGTCAATTGGAACGAAAAGAGAACGAAG